TGTATCTGTATAAGCATAAATGCCGCATTTTGATATGTCCTTATCGGATTTTGTTTCCAAATCTAAAACTATATTCATAATCGGTCTCCATTTACTTATGCTCAAAAATGAGCGTAACTTAATCCCACCCACAGCATTGCTGCAAACGCCCGCCCGTTTGAAGTCTAATTTTCTTTCAGACAAATTTGTCCAAAAGTCTTATTAGTCAAGGAAATCGTCATCATCTGCAAAATCGTCTTCAGCACTTGATTTGCTGCCTAAAGGTTCACCATCTGCAATTTTCTGGAGGTTATTCAAACCGCAGGCAATACCACGGTTTCCATTAGAATTAAAAGCATAAAGATTAATGCTGGCACGACCATAAACACCGCTGTAAACTTCACTGTGATCAATGATTGTCTGACGATCAGCATCAACGATTCCCGGTGCTGTTGCAGAGTTTGCATTGATGAAGTAACTGTCAGCATATGCAGGGTCATCCGGACGTTCTGTATCACCGTCACGAAGCGGAGTTTTAAGAACGGAGAGAGGAGGGACGGTCTTGCCGTTGCCTTTCAGTTTAGATTCTCCTTCGGTGTATGCTGCCTGAATTGCAGCTTTGATTTTGTTTATTGTTACTGTATCGCTCTTCGGAATGATGAGGGAAACACTGAATTTCGGTGTACCGCCGGAAATGCTCTTAGCCTGCCATACATTGCAGTAAGACCATCTCGTTTTAGGACCTGTAATTACCTTTGTCGGGTTTACGAATTTTTTTGTCATGATTCATTTTCCTCCTTGAAATCATCTGCGGCTTGTACCGCTTTGTCAATTGACGGACGTTTGTCCGATTTTGGAACTAATGCAGGTTTGCCTGTTGGTTTTTCGATAAAAGAACTGAGAAGATTCTCAAACTTTGCTTTTCCAAGCATTCTGGTCATAGCTGTAATCCCCAGGACTTTATGTTCATATGGGTCATAACCTGCATTTTTTACGGTTTCTGCAACTGCATCTTCATTGATGTACTTGCGGACAGAACGACCTTCAACTAATTTCCAGCCGTTCCACTGTTTACCGTTTAATGCCTGCTGAAATGCATATTCTTTAATATCCGAACACCATGCAACTAACTCATCTGCTTTTGAAAGAATGACCTCTATTTCTGTATCCTCAAGATTGGCAGGCATTTCAAAATCATAACGAGCCAGTTCCAGATTGTATTCCGCAC